CTGGATGTACCCTGCATTCGTCCAGCGGTAGGGCATCGCCAGCTTTTCCCACAGCCATGTGGACGCGGCCGAGCGGTAGAAGATCCAGTAGTTCGCCGTCGCACCGTCGCCATCGGCCAGCAGAGCAATCATGTGCGAGAGGTCTTCGTCCAGCAGCAGACACACGTCGAGGCTGAAGGTGTTCTCGTCGTTAACCGGACTCACGGGTGCGACGGAGTACTCGTCTGGTGTGCCGCCGTAGATGTGCTTCGTGCCTTCGGAAGTATGCTCGTAGTAGTGCATCTTCCGGTCGATGAGACACGTGTGCCGCTCGTCGGCCATCCAGAACGTCGGCGTTTCTGCGCCGTGGAAGATAATCCCAGCGACCGGAACCTTGGTGTCGAGCAACGTCCACGCGGGTCCATCCACCAGCGTCCCGACTTCGCTGTCGATGTAGATGTAGTGCACTCCCTCGTCTGGTGGATTCGTGCCGGCGAGCAGCACCGTCTTCGCGCCCGTGATCGTGCAGAGGACACCGTTGCGGAAGTAGCGCCACGTCGCACCGACAGACCCGAGCGTGAAGCGATAGGTGCCATCGCCCACGGCCGCACACGCGATGCTCGTCTCCGCATTGTCGACGAAGCCGTAGTGTTTCGTCAGTGCGAAGAGTGGATCGGTCTCCACACCACCCGCTTCATCGTCCCACGCAGGTTCGTCCGCGCCCATCTTCAGGACTTTGCCACTCGATCCTTTCGCGAGTGCGGACCACGCCGGAGATGCGCCCTTGGCAACAATGATGTCGCCTCGTGTTGGACTCGCTGCGGCAGTATCTGTATGTTCGCTAGACAGAAGCGCGTGTGGGCCAGCACCACCAGCTTCCCACGACATATCTCCGGACACGATCTTCAGGAACTTGTCATCTGCGCCAATCCCAAGTTTCGTAAGTCCACCACCGACATCACCACGGAGCAGATCGCCCTTGGAAAAGGTCGTCTCACCAGTCCCACCATGCTCTTCAAGCAACGGATTTTCAGGAGTGTAATCAACACCTGGGATACCCTGATCACCCTGTGGACCTTCGGGTCCTTCTGGACCAGGCTCACCAGATGCAACAATGGTATCCCATCCTGGCTCATCCGCACCCATTACGAGAGCTTGACCGAGAGTGCCTTTTGGTAGACGCGTCCACGCTGGTGTGATCGCACCAGAACCGATGAGGACATCTCCTCGTTCTACAGCATCCGCAGTCGTATCAGTGTGCTCAGCGGAAAGCAGCGCATGCGGATCAGCCGCAGGTCCTTGTGGACCTTCGGGACCAATGGGTCCTCCCGATCCTTGAATGCCTTGAGGTCCTGTTGGCCCTTCGGGACCAATGGGACCTTCTGGACCAATGGGTCCTCCCGATCCTTGTATGCCTTGAGGTCCTTGCGGTCCTTCTGCACCAGTGCCAACAGGACCTGTCAATCCACGAGGCCCAGCAGGACCCGCTGGTCCCTGAACTGCGAGGTTCTGCACCGTGATCTTCTTGTTCACTCCCGAAGACACGATGGGTAGCACGTCGGTCCCAGCCGGCGTTATAACCTCGGGGAATGCAGTGATCTTGGTATCGGCCATTTGTGATCAGACCACGTCGAATTCAGCACCGTACGCAGGAGTGATGATCTCGTCGGTCAACCACGATGGCGGAATCAGGTTCAGAACCGCATCAGGAATCACCTGAGCGAAGATTCCGTCCTGTTTGAACGAAAGAGACACAGGACCAGCACGAAGAGATGTGATGCCCTGAACGATGACGTCGTTGTCGAGCGTGCGATCTGTCTTGAGAAGCTGCCCTGCGAATTCCGACTGAGCATCTTTCAGCTCTTGCGGGATCACATTGGACGGTATCTCATTTCCATTCCGATCTACCATCCCCGTGCGCGGCCATGCCAGCTTCTGCGTTGTCGTTGCTGGCAAGCCCGTCCACGTTCGGCGCTGCCGATAGTACGCATCGTGTCCGCCACTCGCGGGAACGAAGAGCTTGGATGGGAACAGCGAAGATTCGAGAGAACGACATGCCATCACGAGTGCGACTGCTTCTCCCGATGCGATCCACGGAGGAACGATGGGAAGACGAGAATCGAAGTAGGCATCAGCCTCATCGTGAGTGCAATACGAGTTGGCCGCAGGATCGGCCACAGTTGCGTTGATGATCGGTGCCATGTTCGATCTCCAGAAAAGGCCGGTCTCTCCCGGCTGTCACGCCTAGTGCTCCGGCGTTCAAGATCCCTCAGGTTCACGCGACAAACTGACGTTGTGTCACGACTGAGAAGATTGGGTTACGACTTGACGCCCAGGTAGACGCCCGAGTTGCTGTCGTAGTCCGCGCGCACGCGCTGGATCATGATGGCCATGACCAGCCAGTACAGCGTGAAGCCGTCCTGGGAAGTCCACGGGATCACCGTGGGCGACTGGCCTGTCACCATCTCCACCACGTCGCTCGTCATCTGCACGAGCGCCATCTGGGTCCCCGTCGCTGCGTTGGGCATGCGATCCGCAACGCGGATGTTGATCGGACGTCCGCCAGCCTGGATCCTCTCCAGACGCTGACGGATGGTGTCGGACGTGTTGACCTTGAAATCTCCCTCGATGAGATTCCCGGCCTTCGTCCCGATGTAGAGGTTGTACGGACCGAACTTCTTGTCGTCCTGGAGAGCGTCGATCGCCACCAGCACGTCGGTCACCATCGCGGGACCGGTCGTGCCGATGGTGTTCGAGCCGGTCCAGTCGGCCGTCAGCGCATCCGTGTTCGCGTGCGGTGCGTTGAGCAGACCGGGAGCAGCGTATCCGCCAACGACCAGTGCCTGGCCGTCCAGCGTGGTCGCGCCGTTGATCGCCGCATCCTCGATGGCCTCGTTGACCCGACGCGTGGCCTGCTTGATCAGGCTCGTGTCGAGCGGCGTCCCCACGCGCTGCGACATCTTCAGCGTCCGGATTCCGATGCTGAAGTCGTCGGTCGTGAGGTAGATCGGCAGACGCTCGATGACGCGGTCCAGCAGCTGGTTTTCACCACGCGCACTGGGCGACATCTGGCGCTGCGCCGTGCCGACCTTGTTGATGGCTTCCCACTCCAGCTGCGTCACCGACAGCGGATCTGCGAGCGGATAGGTGAGCCCTTCGGCCAGGAGGTCCGCAACGAACTGCAGACGCTCGAGACCGACTTCGATGACCGCCTTGTCCACCATCACCTGGGCCTTGTCGCTCAGAGGCGACAGGGTCCTCAGAGAGGCGATGGAGAGTTCGCCGGTCTCGCTGAGAGCACGAAGCAACGCACCCGCGATGGGCGACTTGTCGTTCGTGGCCGTGAAACGCATTGCGTCGAACATTTGGCTTGTCCTTTCTATCTGGGTCCTGGTTCCTGCGAACCTGGCCTAGACGACCTCGACGCGGATGCGCGTCAGAGCGGTTGCGGTCTTGTTCTCGAGCGCCTGGAACAGTGCGATCCCGGCGTTGAACACCTTGAGGGTGCCGTCACCCGCGGACTCCAGCTTGTTGCCGGCGACGATGGTCTGGCCGCTCGCGATCCACATCCAGAACTTCGCGCCCGGTGCGCCGATCTTCTGCTCGACGAGGTCGTTCGCGGCGTAGTCGTCGTCGACGTCCTTGTTCAGCATCGACTGCTCGCACGCGACCGCGCGAACCGCGGCCACCGATGCGGCGTCGTGCTTCTTGACGCGGATCACTCCGCCGTTGTTGAACAGCAGAACGAGATGTCCGGGCGTGATCGCCGCGGACGCCGCGATGGTGTTCTCTTCGGTCACCGGGCCACCGAGATGGATGGTGCCCGGATCGAGCTGCGTGACTGCCATGATTCGTTCTCCTTCTGACGGTTACATGCCGTCTGAGAAAGTTCCTGTTGCTGATTCGGCTCCTACGCCGACTTCCTGCGAGCCGCCAGCGCGAGCGCGTAGCTGTCGGGCGGATTCCGATAGACGTCCTCCGTTGCCGCACGGACGACGCCACGTCCGCTGTAGTCGACCTTGACACGCGACATGCGAGCGAGCCTCTCGAGAGACTCGATCGGCATCGCCGACAGCTCGGTCTCGGAGTACTCCTCCTGAGCCGCCTTCAGCGACGACACGAGAGCGGCCTTCTGCTCGGTGTCCTGGCGCTGCTGGCGATTGACCAGAGCCTTCAGCTCGGGAGGAGCGATCTTGAGGAACTCCTCCGTGGTGAGCGCCTTCGGCTCGCGCACCTTCTCGGCGTCCTGGCGACGAGCCTCTGCCGCAACCAGGAAGCTCTCGATGCGGGCATCCGATGCCGTCTCGAGCATGGTCTGATCGTCCGGCGAGAATCCGCTGTGCTTGCACGCCATCAGCGTCTTGATCGCCTCTGCTTTCTGTTCTGCCGTCATTGGTTCTTTCTCCTTGTTGTTTTCGCAGCCACACGACTGCGCATCTGCGGGAGCCGCGACTTCCGCGTTGGGTGCCTCGGCCAACACGGCCGCAGGCTCTTCTGACTTCGTGTCAATCACGGGATCCACGACTGGATCTGTGATCGGTGTCGGATCCGTCACTGGATCCGTGACAGTGGTAGGATCCGTTATCGGATCCGCAACTTCTGCGGCACGACTCTTCGCGCATGCTGCACCGAGCAGTACGGAATGATCGTGCACCCTCTGGATCGTTTCCAGATCCTTCGAAGAGTTGCGCTTGCCGACAGCAGCCTTCACTTCCTCTTCCATCACCATCGGAGACGGCGGAGGACACGACATTTCACGCGCAAGCGAAAGGACTCCGGATACCGATCCCATGATCTGCATGCAGAACGACTGTAGAGAATCGAGACGAGCAGATTCGAGTTCTTCATCCGCTTTCTCGTCCTCCGTTGTTGGTGCTTCCGCTCCCTCCTCTGCGATCATGGCATCGACCAAACCACATGCCTCCTCGAGAGACACCGCAGACTGATCAAGCATGGACTTCAGAGTTGAAAGCTGCACCAATTCAGCCGAGTCTTCGGGATCGGCTGCTCCCCGAAGCAAGGCTTCGACCCTCTCCCGTAGACCCATCGGTTTCTCCTCTCTTGCGAGCTCCTCCGCATTACGCGAAGATTTCAGCTCGGCATCGATCGCAGCTTCGACATCGTCGATGTCTGACTGCGTCACATTGAGAGCCACTATTTCCCTCCCTTCTTCGCATAACGCGACGCCGTCTCGCGATACGTGTGAGCGATGAGCATCGTCACTGCCATGCCTTTCGCATTGCCGCTGCCCATCATCTTGCCAACAACTGACTCAGCCGCATGCATCCGACTTCGCAGCATGTTGGGCTGGTTCTTGAATTCCGACTTCGCCTTCGCGACGACGTTCCCGACGATCTTGTCCACTGTTTCCTTGCCGAGAACAGCAGACGCAGCAGATTGAAAATCACCACCTTCGCGATACACCGAGCCGAGCGACACACCGATCTTGTCGGCGATCTTGACCTTCATGTCATCCGTTGCGTTCTCGAACTTCGTCGTCAGGCCACCGAGGCGAGGAATCGCGAGACCACGACTGCCGCCAGACTGAGGACCAGACCCAGGACCACCAGCATCCCTTACTTCAGCAACAACTGGCATCTTGTTCGAAATAGTGCGATAGTGCCGTTCACGAGCCAAATGGTGCGAAGCGAGAGTTGAGTGAAGATCCTTGTCATTCCCCTTTAGATCTGTCACTCCAAGATCTTTGCTCATCTCTTTCGCTTTTGCGCTAGCACGAGCGGCACTTGCCTTGACAGCATCAATGCTGGATCTTGGACCAATTCCTTTCTCGGCTTTCTCTGCACGTTCGAGAAGTTCAGAAGCCTTGCGATGAGCAGACACCGCGTCAGAGTGCTTTTCTGCACGAGCAAGGGCAGCTTCGCGTGTTTTCACTCCACCGCCTGCCTGCGGTCCGCTGCCAGGACCACCAGCAGTCACGAGATCTTCCGCACCTTCGAGTTCACGAGCTTTGAATCCACCTTTCGGCATCCTCAAATCGGACTTTGGCACATCAACCACAGTGCCATCCTTCTGCTTGATCCCGTATGTTCCCGGTTTCGTTCCAGGACGAGCGATGTTGCCTTGGATGACTTTGCCATCTACCAAAGCCACCACCTGATCTCCAAACTTTGCCTTGCTGCGCAATGGCAACGTATTGTTCTCAAAGCTCTTGGCATCGTCCGCACTTGATCCACCACCAGACTGAGGACCACTCCCAGGACCACCAGCAGTCACGAGATCTTCCGCTGTCCTCGGAGCACCACATCCCATCTCATTGGAGCACGCACCACGAGTGCCTTCAGGAAGCATCGCGAGATGGTCCGGAACGATAGCGTGCCACACAGCACTGTATGACTTCCCGTTGAACGATCCACTCTTCTCTTCCGCAGTCACGAACGCACCAACAGAGACCTCCACTGGCTTCCCTGCTTCGAGTCTCTCGATGACCTTCTGCGCATCGCCACCGAGCTCGGCAGCACGGACCTTGTCCAGCCACGCATCCATCTTCAGTTTCTTGCCTTCGATGCGAGTGTTGAACACAGTGCCGAAGCGATGCGACGCCACGATTTCGGGATCGTTTGCCGACACACGATACGAACCACGAGCAGGATGAAGAGGAAGCACAGGTCTTCCGTTCCATCCCTGAGGTGCAATAGACAGCTCCGCTGCCGACACGAATTCCGGAGTGCTGGCATTGACTGCCTGAATCACGCCTTCCATCAGTGCGACCACAGGCACCACGAGATGCTCGTGGCCGAGATGATCGCACGTGCGAAGTTGCTCTGGCTCGAGAAAGACAGCCAGAGTGCGCAACTCTCCATTCATTTCTTGCCTCCAGATTTCTTGTCCGGCTTTGCAGCCTTCGGATGCGACTTGTCGAAGAACACATCGTTCGTGCGCTTCGGCCAATCAGCATCCTCGATGTCGGCGTCGATATCGATCACCGGAATGCCGTCCGGGATCTCGCCTTCATACGGATCACGAAGATCAGGAATGGTTTTCGCCATCAGACAGCATTCGGCATCGAAGTCAATGTTGACTTCTTGGTTCTTGGTTTCCGCGATCCACGCTGCACACCGACGATCCGCTTCTTCCAATCACCGATGGATCTTGACACAGCATGCACCGTCATCTTGCCACCAAAGATGATGACTTCGGACTCGTTCAAACAGCCACGACCAGACGCTGCAGTGCTGAGCACGCGCGATGCTGGCACTCGTGCTGCCATGATGATCTTCCCACCACCAAATTTCGACGCAACAGTCAGACTCGTGGACCATGAGTTCGCTGGTTGCATCATGATCGTCGCGGGTCCGTCGTAGTGCCCAGGAAACGCCGTCGCTCCTTGCCCACGATACACTGACACGTATTCGATCTTGTTATCCCTCAAGAACTTCTGCGTGTTTTCGTACTCGATGCGAGAGTATGCGCGACCTTGCGCCAATTCTTTCGGATCAACCGGAGTGTATGAGTGGCCGAGATGATCCATTCTCGCGCCTTCCACATCAAACTCATCACGAATCGCCGTCTGCATCGTCACGTTGTTCGATGATCCTGCCCAAGAATCGAGATTCTCTTGCACAACGCGAGCGCCAGCTTTTTCGGCAGACTCTTCTTCCCTGATGATGAGATCAGATGACTTCGCCATCTGAGGTCCGAGCTTCGCGACCATGCTGGCCTTCATCGCACCGCGCTGCCCATACGTTGCCTTCGATGGCCACTTGGGATTTCCGAGTCCCAACTTCGTAATGGCTTTGTTCATCGCGTGGTCAACACGGACACGTTCTTTGCTGACACCACCAGGAGTCGACCCAGCACCACCGACCTCTCCTGGTCTTCCCTCGTGGCCGAAGTTCCCAGAGCCAGGACCACCAAGAGTGCGAATTTCCTTAGAAGAGTTCTTCGTGTCGATGATGCGAACACCGTAATTGGCAGTGTACAGATAGATCTTGCCATCGGCGTCCGGTGTCAGCCCACGAATTGATTCTGTAGAAACATCCCTTCCTTCGTCGGTGGACGGAAAGAACTGATACTCGAAGTCGTCTGCCAAAGAGGAAGTGACTCCTCCCTCAGTATCGTCTGGACTCGTATCTTCTGGTTCGAGACTATCGATGTTGATCAATTCAACGGTGGTCTCTTCACGATCAAAGATCAGACCAGATCCGCCCTCTTCGAAGTCCTCGTTGCGAGGACCATACAGCGACAATCCAGCCTTCTCAGCAGAATCGAGCAGCTGATTCTTGGTGTATTTCGTGCCAGGAATCTTCGAACTGCCATCGCCCTTCTGAGGACCACTCCCAGGACCGCCCGCAGCACGGAACTCAGGCTCATCGTCGCTGGCTTCCGTCTCTTCGATCATGTCGTGCCACGACTTCACGTCTCCCGTGAAGTGCACGGTCTCGAAGAGCTCGTCCATGAGTTCCTGATCAGTCATTCTACAGTCTCGACTTCCACTTCGAGAATACCGTCGGACTGATGTAGCTGTCGAGCGCGACCTTCGGCGTGTTGCCGAGATGCGCAGCGACTGCACGTGCCACTGTCATGCGCGCGATCTTGAATTCGCGATCCGTCTTCGGAGCCTTCAGCGATTTCACTTCCTGCATCGCACGCGCAGTGCCCTGCCACGTTCTGAAGTCCTTGACCTTGAAGTCCCCATCGCGCGCATGTAGGTAGTCGCGCACATCCGTATCAGTGGTCTGGAACAGCCGACCACCAGCATCCACGCGTGGCTTCAAGATCGTCGCGAGTTGCTTGTCCTCGATCTCCTTGGTGATCGGAACATTGTGCTTGCCGACAAAACTGAATGCGACCTTCTCTCCATCGATCTTCACATGCTCAGCACGCAACGTCGTCGCGCCATACACGCTGCTTTCTTCGGATCCAACTCGGAATCCTGTCTTCGAGATCAGATAGAGCGCACGAGCCGACTCGGCATCCTTCTGGCTCAAATTCGGATTGTCCAGATCAGCTTGGATCTTCTCTTGGATCTGTCCGACTTCCTTGTTGAACTCCTTCAGTCGCTCGAACTTTTCGGCAGATGCACGCTCTGAATGCTCAGCCGAATAGAGATACTGCTTGCGTCCCTTCGAATCGACGCCCGTCGCTTGCAGATCTCCACTCGGATCAGGATTCAACCGAACATCCGTCCATGCTGGTGGCACACCGAGCTTCGTGATGCGCTCTTTGTCTTGATCAGTCTTCGGTCCGCTCCATCCGCCACTCGCACCAGCTCCTCCGACCTCTCCTGGTCTTCCCTCATGATCGAAGTTCCCAGACCCCGGTCCTCCCGCATCGCGCGGCTCACTCTCATCCGTAAGGATCACGAAGAAGAACGGATCGCTCCCATCTGCGAGTGATTTGACCTTCTCAACCTTGCTGACAACACTGATCCATTCCCTGGGGATCTTGCCTTTGTAGTAGACATCAGCGCCAGTCGGATCAGCCGAGAACTCATCGAAGGAAAGATTGCTTTCTGCTGATTTCGGAACATCAACGCGGAGAACCACAGCCTTGCTACCAGGATTAATCTCCTTTGCGTGGTCCGCGTATTCTTCAGCAGTGTAGAAATTCCGCGTGATGAACACAGCGACTTCCCGATCGTCTATCTGCGCTGTTTCCCATGACTCACCGCTCTCCTTCAACAACCACTCATCCGCTCCCTTGCTTCCCTTCGGGATGAGACCTTCGCTCAGGATCTTATCAGCAGCTTGGGACGACGTGCCATGGAAGTACATCGTGCTCGTCTGACCACGCATGTCGTGGGCATGAAGAGCATCAAACGCAGCCTTGGTCTCCGGAGCGTTCAATCCATTCTGCTTGAGCGATGCGACATAGTCCTTCTCCAACTTGCTTCTTCCGCCTTGCGGTCCGCTGCCAGGACCACCAAGCACGCGCCCTTCAGCTTTGCGCAGCGCAATGGACTTGACAATCAGCTCTCCCTCGGACTCGTTGCCAGCCAGCACCACATCCTGGCGAGAGATGAAGAACTTCGTTCCAGACCACGACGGGTTGGTAGTCACCGACTTATACTCGACCGCCGCCTTGGACCCACGCGTGCCAGTGTATCCTTCCTTCCGAATCACAGCGATTGGCTCGTCGCCATACACAGATTTCAGAAGGAGCTGTAGATGATCCGAGTAAGCCGGATAGTCGTCTTGAGCCAGAGCATCTGCAATCCCGCGTCTGTCGTTGTTGATCGTGTAACGCTCGAGCTCGGCAGCCACATCGGGGTGTTCGACATTCAATCCGTCTTCCACAGATCCAGATGGGAGTCCTGTGCCTTCATTCGGATTGCCACCACTCCCACCACTCCCGCCGATTTCACCAGGACGACCCTCGTGGCCGAAGTTCCCAGAGCCAGGACCACCAAGCACACGAGGCTCGCGCAACAGCCACACTCTGATCGCATCGGGAGCATCCTCAGCAGCTTCGAGATAGTAGCTCTTTTCCTGTCCCTTCTGCCAGATCTCGATCGTGTGCCGTGTCTTCTTGTTCACGAAACGGGACACATAGATTCCGCCCCATTCCATGTCCTTCTCGTGCAAGAATCCGATCTTCTCCATGGCATTGCCGAGAAGGTCGGGAGGATCTCCTGTGAACGTTTCCTCGTAAGAGATTTCGCCACGATCAACCTTGTCCATCAGCTCCTGCTGATGGGCATTGTAGTCCTCGTTCTGTTTCTCTTCCCACGCGTTCTTCTGCTCCTCCGTCATGCCTCTTGTAGGATCTGGAACAGTGATGTCCATGTCGTTCTTGGACGTCTTTCCCTTTCCTACCGAGCCGTGCGCTGCGAACTGCATTCCTGTCTCTTTGGACAGATATGCCATCACACGTTGCTGCGCCGCAGGAGTATGCTGTCCTGGCTTCTCGCCAGCCATCGGGCCGTCGCCCTTCTGAGGACCACTCCCAGGACCACCAAGATTTCGCGCAATCAACGTGCGCTCATCGGATGCCGAGATGCCAAACGTGCACCGACAGTTCGGATGCAGAGGAGGATCTCCGTCCGGGAACTCCTCATCCACAGGCACCGTCTGTCCGTCGAGCTCTTCGCAATCGTCGCACGCATTGCCGTCAGGAGTGTAGATCCACTCCTTCATCTCTGCTCCTGTGAGCAGCCCTTTCTCGATGGCCTGATCCCAGAGCTCTTGTTGTCCTTCATTCGCTGCGGCCATCGTCTCGGTGCGCGCGATGACTTCGGCGCGATCATCCGTCATCTCTTCGGAGCGAGCAGCAAGTTCGTCACGGATTTCGGATTTGCTCAATCCCTCTTCTTCAAGTTGATCTCGAAGATCAAGGAGTGAATTGCCTTGGCGCTCGGTCAGACCAACAGCATCCTTCAGAAGTTCGGCCGTGTCCTTGACTGATCGTCCCTGCTCAATGCCATCCGCAATGATCGTGCGAACAGCAGCCTTCGCATCTTCCTTCATGCCAGTGATGAGCTTCCCGGCATGCTCGCGCGCCCACTCGATGGACGCAGGATTCGACGAGTCAAAGAAGTGCTGATCCCTAGGAAGAAGAGTGCGGATATCAGCAGCAATCCGAGACGTTCTCTTGAGTGTTTTCAGACCAAGCTTAGAAGGAAGAAGCCAATTGCTGACTGCCGCTTCTTTTTGTGGCTCAGTCGGTGCTTTTTTGCCAAATCCATGCAAACTCTGCCGAGATATGATGACAGGCGCGTGGGTGAATCCAGCATCGACGATTGCTGCAAGCCTCGTGTTCCCATCGGCAAGCAGCATCTTCCCAGTAGACGAATCGTACGCAATCACAAGAGGTTCTTGGATGGCAGCACCATCTTGCAATTCTTTGGTGAGTCGTGGCAACAACGATTGAGTCGGCTCAGTGATGTTGGCTTCAGACTTCGGTTGGATACGTCGATCCTCAGTAGCATACTTGGAGATGTCTTTGACACTAACCATCTCCATTCCCTTATGACCAGCCAAGCTATCCGATATGACTACTGGTCGCGAAGTCCCATCACCCTTCTGAGGACCACTCCCAGGACCACCAAGAGTTCGGATGCCGAGTTTCGAGTGGACCTGACCAGACGCGATGACTCCGCGATGCAGAAGACCAATCAGGAAGCCATTGAAGACATCGTAGTTGCGATCTACAGCAGCGAGAGCAGATGCTTCGTCGTTGATTTCGTCTTTGTTGAATGACTTGAGGAATGCTCGCTTCAGTTCGGAACGCATCGCATCGGCAATGCCGTGCACAGGACGCAGTGCACGTCTCTTCGCAAGATCAGCTGCCGACTGCCTCTTTGCGTTCACACGCAAGATCGCAGCCAGGATCAGTCTTGCCTTCGCCGATGTGTCGAACGACTGATCAAGCATTAATGTTTGCCGAGATACGGACCGCCATGTTTCTTGTACAAACTCCTGGCACTATCCGATATCTTGGATGCTCCGTGGAACACTGCCTTGGTGAACGTCTCCGCAACAAACTCTCGAGAATTCTTGGCAGCGTAACGACTGATCGACATCGCGATTTTCTTTCCACCGCCAAGTCGCGTTGCTTTCCACTGCTGGAATTCGCTGGGATTGGATTTCCCATGCAACAGATGACCCATCTCGTGGACAAGAACGCTGCTAGAATTATTCGTCGGATGCCAACCGATTGATGCGTCTCTTAACATGGCAGCTGCCATCGATGACTCGCTCTGCCAAGACGAATGGCGCGAATTGACCGTGATCGTCTTTGTCGACGAGCGAGCATTGGCATACGTGTGAGGACCCAGTCTCTGGAACGCAAGAATGCAATCTGTCGGTAGTATGCCAGCTTCCCTCATCGCGATCTGCGCTTGGACCATCGATTTCAGACCAACTTGAGAAGAGCCACTGTAGGTGCTTGCTCCTTGCACGTCCACACCGCACTTCTTGAGTTCTGCCACGAGTTCCGAATGAGACATCTTACTCGGATCCTTCGGCATATAGATCTTGCCAGAAGGAGGCTTTTCCTCTTCCTCAGGTTTTCCTGGCTTCGGAGCAACAGGTTCCTTCTTCTCTTTCTCTTCCTTCTTCTCTTTCTTCACTGCCTTTGGTTTCTGAAAGCCCTCTTTCGGAGTGCCATCAGGATTGTAGTTCGACAGGATGTTAGTGACCCATCCTTCAGGACCACCGCGAAATTTCGCGTTGATCTCTTCCGGAGTGCGACCATCTGCTGCCATCTGATGGATCTTCTGCACGAACCCTGCTGATGGCCGTTCCTTGGACGAATCAGCACCACCAGATCCACCAGATCCACCAACTTCGCCAGGACGACCCTCGTGCCCAAAGTTTCCAGAGCCTGCTCCTCCAAGAGCAACCAGCTCAAGATCTATCTCGCTCTTCCTCCACAAGAACCGGAATCTGTTCATGGATTATTCCGTTTCTTCGTCTTCGTCCTGACCCGACACTACCATGTCTTCGAAACCAGGAAGTGCTTCGAATCGAATTCCGTGATCGCCCTTGAACGGCTTGGTGTGATCCGCGTTCTCGTAAGCGATCTCATCGGGAATCCCGTCTGGAAACGCAGCGCAAACGTTCTCGTCTCGCACTTCGCCATTGAAGTGCTTACAGTATGCGCACATCGCTGTTTCCATAATCGTCTCCAGATCTACAGCAAGGTCAGCTTGTCGGGAGCAGTCACAAGGAAACGAGATCCACGAGGAAGAAGAATCTCATCTTCACTTCCGTTGCGAACCTCAGAGAAACGCGCTCCTCTTGGGATCAAGATGTCCACGATCTGCGCATCAGAATCGAGCTCGTGCTCAACATGTGACTGCATCACATCTCGGTTCCAAGATGTGAGAACCTCTTCTCTGCTGACGATCGTCGTGCCAACTTGCGGAAGCACATCGGCTTCCACAGCACGATACACCAAGAAGTCTTCTTGCGCAACAGTCAGACGCAGAGGCTCACTCCCAGGACTATCGAGTCCGATGATACGTGCGATGCCATCGAGGTCATCGCTCTCGATGGCTGCTTCGAGAAGAGCGAGTGCCTCGGGACGAACAGGTTCTCCATTCACATCAAGAATTTCAGTCGCGTCGATCTCGCTCGGATCCGTGATGAGTTCGCCGTTCTCATCGTATCGCAGATCAGCGGACTCCGCAGTCTTGAGTGGCTTGCCTGTCTTCGGATCGATCTCGTCCTCGATCGGCTTGCCAGTTTTCGGATCAATCTTCGGAGGTCCACCAAACACACCAGGAGGTGCAGGAGGCGGAGCAGGAGCTTCCGGAGGAGGTGGCGGAACAGGAGTCTTCTGCTTCTTGGTCAACGGATCGAGACCATACCACTTCTCTCTGATCTCGTCGTCCGTGAAGATCGTGACTCCCATCGTCTTGTTGACGTTCGCCCACTGACCAGCACCAGCAGCCTTCTCGGTCTCCGTGAGCGACTCGATCGTCGGCCACACCACGTCGTAGTCCTTCGGTGTGGGCAGATATCCGTACTCGATGAGTCGGTCAACGAGAGGACGCACGATGCTCGGACCAGCATAGCCCGTCCGACGATCCTGAACTTGCGTGTTCCAGTTGTCCGCATCCTGTCCTGACGCCAGCTGTCCCATCTCGCTGCCCATCAGGATGCGCTTCGGGATGCCCTTCGATCCGGCGATCTGAGTGAGGATCGCATCAGCCTGAGGTCCGAACTGCGCAACGTCAGATCCGAGCGGCGTGACCTCGACCTTCCTGGTCTGCAAGATCCGACGCATCTGATGCTGATACTCTTCCGCCTGTTCTTTGATCGCGGCCTTCTCTGGATCGGACAGAGCAGCATCCTTGTCAACGTTCAGATGCAGTCCCTGATTCGCTCGCAACCAGAATGCTTCGGCTCCACCACCAGTCACCTTGTCCAGATCGTCGAGCAGATTCCAGATGTTCTCGAGGACAGGAATCCCGTAGACCTCGTTGTCGAGAAGACCCTCGGCGATGTGGATGACACGCGACCAGTGCACTGGTTTCTGGAACTGAGGCGACACGAGATCCAGTCGGCGCAACTGGTATCTCGTCGGGAGTCCGAACCGAGGAGAAGTCACATCCTGATCGAACTCTTGGATGGTCGCATCCACGTAGTTCGCACTGCTCGATGCTCCCTGAGTCAGACCAGGACCACCACCTCCGGCGAACGCAGTCAGGAACAGGATCTGTCCTGGCTTGCCTTTCGGGAGCTCCTCGTCGTAGTTGCCAGGACCACCAATCAGGAGGATCGAATACGTGCTCAGACCAGCAAGAGTATCCGCTCTCTGGAGCATGGTCCAGATCTTGAGTCTCTTTTCGAGATCCTCCCAATCTTTCTCGAACGCAGTCGTGACCTTCGGATCCTCGTCCTCTTGGAGCTTCACACCACCACGCCACGTCGCCTTCGGATATGCTTCAACGATGCGCTTCGAGATGCCACCACGAGCATAGCGATCACGATACTCCTTGACCGACAAGATCCTCGGATATCCGAGGACCTCATACATGTCGCGCGATCCGTTGAACGAGATCCCTGCCTGTCGCATGAACTGATATCGTTCGAGCAGAGCAGTGGTCAGCGATCTGAGCTCCGATGACTGCTGAGGTGTTGGAATGCTCATCACCATACGAAGAACTCCTCAGGAACAGACTTCGGCACTGCGAACGCCAGCATCACAGCGTCTGCCCTGTTCGGCGAAGGAATGCCGCGTTTCTTCGCTTCTTCCTTGGACTCGATCTGGATCTTGCCATTGCTGGTGCGACGATATTTCAACGAGCACAGTTCCGCTGCCAAGTCGTCGTCAAGAGGATCCAGATCAACCTCGCCAGATTCGAATCGTTCGCGGACATTCCACCACAGTTCGGCACGGAGATTGGCGAACGCCTCCTTGTCGATAGGAGATCCACCCACATTGATGCCGATGATCGGGAGCTCCTGTTCCTTGCCACGATCAACGACACCACGACCGATGCCGATCTCATCAACCTTCGCGATGGTTGCTCCACACGATTTCAGATTGGCGACCACATTGCCGCACGTCTGCATCGTGTCAGGATTGTGGTCTTCTAGCATGATGCGAACGACAGGGCCTCTCCGATGCGCGATGCACGATGAGTCTCCGCCTCCGCCCACATCAACGCCCAACTCACTCGGATGCGTGGGATCCAGATTGCGCGACTGTGCTGCCTTGATCCACGTGATCGGGATGAGACCACCAGCTTCCGGGACTTCCGGGAACTGCCCGAGGACTTTGCTCATCCACATCGGATTGACACCGCTCGTGCCATTGCCGTTCAATGGCGCAACAGCAGTGTCTTCCTTGTTCCATTCCCAGAACGGAGCCCACTTGCGTCTCTTCTCTTCGACGTAGACTTTGCCGATGAGCTGTCGTTTGATGCTGTCCGGAAGAGTCTCGCCTGTGAAGTTCGGCGAATCGAACGCACTGATTGAGATGACGTTCACTCCAGAGCCAGGCTTGCACATCTCATAGAACTCGCCAGCAGGATCGTCCGGGTTGCTGATGAGGAGTGCCTTGCCTTCGTCGTTCGCAATCAGTGAGTCCGCTGCTTCGTGCAGATTTCCGCGGATGCCATTCGCTTCGTCGAAGATGTAGAGTACGTATCGCGCATGTATGCCTTGAAAGGCGGTGGGATCGTACTCATCAGGCTTCCGACCGATGGCGACGAGCTCCTCGTTGCCAGCTGGCATCGTGATGTACCACGATGTCTGGTTGACTCGTCCTGGCAGATTTCCCTTGGCATGCATGCGACCGATCTCACGCCAAAGGATTGATCGGACCTGCGACGCACTCGGAGCAGAGGTCACGACGAATGCTTCGCCTGGCGGATGCGTGTCCAGCCACCATCCTGCCGCGCGAGCAGCGATGAATGACTTGCCAATTTCGTGACATGACATCACCGCTGTCTTGCGGTTGTCGCGGACAGAGTTGAGGATCTTGGTCTGGGCGGACCACAACACATCGCCAAGACGATCTCTCGCCCAGAGTGTCGGATTTGTTTGGTAGCTCCGTCTCCTGAGCTCCGCCTCAATCAGCGTGAGTTCAGTGGCAGCGCGATCCACAACTTCCGACAGACGATCATCCAACATCAGTGAGTCTTTGTGGACGAAGTGAATCTGCCGCGATCCGCAGCTTGTTCGGCTTGTTCCGAGAACTCTTTCGCTTTCAGGAGCTCTTCTGCAATGAGCTGTGCACGAGCAGCGAGCTCTTCTGCAGAAGCATCACGAAGGTCGGATGACTGACCAGATGGTTGGATCTCGAAGACGTCCTTCGGCTTTCCGTATCGGTAGTACCAGAGCATCATCTCGACACCAGGATGGAGCAAACCCTTCTTCGCTCTCTCCAGCATCATGGCTCTGTAATCAGGATCATCAACGATCTGAGCAGCCGCAAGTCTTGCTTCGCGTGTGATGCGATTCTGTCCGTGGGCTGATGGCACCTTCGCCACAGCGGGTGGAGCTTCCCACGGAGCGGTGTCGTCTGGTCTTCGCATCGGTCTACACGGCCCTCTTGACCTTCCCAACCCAACCCAAGATCAGGATACCGCTATCGTGGCCGGAATGTAAAGACAATAGTTTCAGCAAGTCAGGATATTAGAAGAGCGAATTCTGATTCGGGTCTCCTCGTGCGATGCGACGCAAAGACTCAAGATATCGGAGACATCGTTCGCACCGAAACAGCAGACGCTCGGGTGTGATTTCAACAATCATGTAACGATGGTGACTAGGACACGACAGACGGTCCTCAGATGGTCTATCACGCAGTCTCTGGCAATCGTCTGTGAGATAGTCCTGTTTCATTCCTTGTTCTCGGATATGAAATTTCCGATGAACTTATCTTGAGCTCTATGATAGATCTTTATAGCAAGATCTACAGACCGATGAACAAGTTCCTCATCTGTGCCACGACGTCCATGCAAACGAGATGACTCATCACTATCTTGTCGTATAAGATGCCCAAGAATCGATGATGCCATCAGAGGAACGAGATCAACTTCATCCATGTTATGCTCTCCCAATCAAAGGTTTCTACATCTGACCTTGACGTTCTCTTCCCGCCTTTTTTCATGAGCGGGAAGAGGCGGGACCGAAGCGGGATGGCGTATCCCACAGCTGTAGGGTCATGCGGGAGGCGGGGGATTCATCCCGCCTTCCCGCCTTACCCTATAGGCGGGAGCGGGAAGCCATTGACCTTGTAAGATAGGAACCAATGAACTTCTCCCGCCGAACGAGTTACAGTAATGTCGGAGTAACCTCTGCAGCTTGACCAATGTGGAACAACTCTATCATCTTTCCATGCAGCTCTGACGATGTCCGCATCACTTCTTTTCGCGACCTGAGCGCTTGCTTCACGAGTCTCATGTCGTTTCCAGATATCCTGCCCTTGCTACCAATCCCTGCTGCGACTCCGATCTTGTTCGCAGATTGCGGATTGCTTGTGATCGCACCTGTCGAGATGATCATATCCCATACTTGTTCAACAGCGACGTTCTTCGTTGTGCCAAGTGATTCGAATGCCCCGTTGTTTTCATCGTAGACGATGGTCTGCGACTCGAACATTACGAATCGTCCTTTGCCTGAGAGTCTTCTCTTCGGATCGAACGGACCGTCTGCATATCGGAGAGATAGCATAAAATCCGCTGATCCTGCTGCGCTAGAAGCACCTCTAAGTGCTCGGATAGGATCTGCGTCGTCAGATTGATCTTCGCCTCGTCCTGAGTGGGCGTCGATGAGCCAAGGGATGGCACAGTCTCTCGTGGCGATCTTGACTTTCTCAATGACTTGAACAGCACCCGCATTATCGTTTTCATCTTTGATCAGTCCTCGGATGACCGCTTGCCATGATGACATCAACAAGATGCCATACTTCCCTTTGACCACCGCATTGCTGAGGTCATCAAGACCACGATCGTCGAGCAGGACAGGAGACCGATAGAACGTCATCATGTCAGGTTCGACCTTGAGATGACGTGCCACCCATGCGGTGTATTCGGGAGGATCTTCTGATGCGATGATGAGCACTCGACGCTGCTGGACTTTTCGGTCGCAGAACGGAGTGCCATTGGCGATGCATGCGCCGAGCGCGTGGCCCATCGTCGTCTTCCCGACCTTCGCGTAGGCGACGAGCATCCCGAGCATTCCGTAATCCGGAATCATGCCATCCACAATGTAGTGGATGCCTTTCTCGGCGATGGCTCGACCTTCTGCGATGACCTGAGTCGCATCGGAGTATGCTTTGTCGTCTAGACCATTGAAACGGACTCCGGTGATTTCAGCAACGACACGATCCGCTTCTTGCTGTATGATATGCGCTGTCGCACGTTTGAGAACTTCTTCGTTGTAGACTTTCGACTTGCGTATTTCAGCAAGAGTCGGAAGACGACTCATTTCGCCCTCCTAATCTTGCGCGTCGAGATCACAAGATCTTCGATTTTGGCGCTGAGTTCAAAGTCTTCAATTGAGGGAATGAAGTGAGGACGTGGGGAGGACTCGTGCAACCAGAGTTTCTCTCCTCTGGCTCCGAGTCCGGAGTTGACGGCCGATTTGATCTTGGTGAGAAGATCATTGCGCTCCCATGGCGGAGAGCACCTACTGTTCCAGTCGCTCAGGATCGGGAGAGCATGTTCGGGAGGAATATCATGGCCGATGATGACTGAGCAGCAGATCATGTAGGTGCGACTGTCACCTCCCTGTCCCTGGATGGCAGGATCTTGGAACTCCAACCATGTTTTCGCCATCTGGATGCGATCCGGGAGACTCACTCCGTGTGGAATCGGAGGCATCTTCTCCTGGCGGGAGGGAGCGGGAGAAGCGGGATCCAGAAACGAGACCAAATCGGAGAGTGTGTATCTCCGTGTGATGCTGAAGTCCTGAATCACGACAGGACGAGGAGGGTCGTACTTGAAATTCTTGGTGCCGGGAACGCGGAGGATGAAGGATGGGACGCACGCCTTGGGATCGGAGCCCAAGAATCGCGCAAGAGCTGTGAGGACTTCTTTGGCAAGTCCTGCGTCCTTTTGCAAGTCAATGGGTTGGTGTAGCAGCCAATAGACGTGAAGTCCGCCTCCCGATCTAACGATGATGGATGGATAGACGAACCGACTCAGGTTCGATAATATGGCTTCTTCCGATATGTCCTTGAAGTCGAAATCCGCGAATAGGGCATGGAGTTCGGCGCAGTCAGCGAGCTTGCGACCCTGTGGTTTGTTCCGAGTCGCAACACCAACATACACATCTCTACCAGCATCGACCTGCTTGTTCACCCAATCGCGGAAGATTTGGTAGTTGTTGGCGTGCTCGCTCAGGACAGCGTTTTCGTCTCCGAATGCTCGGAAGTCGCGATATCCTGTGGGATGGAGTGCCTGTAGAAATTCTCGATACATCGGGGAACCTTGCGAGAACGATGTCAGGAGTGCTGAATGCTGGCACGATCCTAACTCGTGAGAAGAGAGGAGACCCAGTCTGACTCTCGTGGTTAGGACACGATCGTCAGCAACGGCGGCGTGAACCGCACCGGGTCTTGAAGAGCTATTATACCGTACTACCCGTCGGATGTAAATCAAGAAAGAGGTGTTGAAGGCCGCTGGCTACACGTTTATTTCTTCACGCGCGAGCACGCGTGCGCATCACATGGGAGAGATCATGTTCTCGTGCGATGGAAAGATGACCGAAACACCTTTACAACATGAACATTCTGGGGTATAATAGTGTTCAAGTCGTAATCAACTCGTGTCAACAACAGGAGAGAAAAGCATGGCGACGCTGAAGAAGGTCAAGGACGGAGCAAAGGGTGGTGGGCGGTACGTCGACGAGATGACGGGAGCGAAGGTCATCTTCAATCGCAAGGCGTTCGTGGACGGTGTGGCGCCGGACACGATCGAGATCGCGTGCGAGACCTGGGCTCCTCCGGACCCGAAGGCCGTGAAGCGCGCAGAGACCGCCGAGCAGAAGCAGGCCAGGATCGCCGCTCGCTACGAGAAGGCGAAGGCTCGCGCCGAGAAGCTGCAGGCGCAGTTCGAGAAGGCGTCGGCGAAGGCCGAGAAGGTCGCTGCGAAGGTCGTCGCCACGATGTAAGGTCTGCGACGAAGCTTGCTGTTGGGAACCTCAGTGAGCTTGTCGCACCCAGGGATGCTGGTTGCGGTGAATGAATCCTCCTCGGCCAGCATCCCTCTCTTTGCCATAGCACCGAAAGGTCTGGCCCATGAAACGATTTTTCTGTTCGTCCTGCCAACGAGTTCTTCGAGTTCATTCTCTCCCAAACACTGTCGAGGACTCATACAATGGGAAACCCGTGCATCGTGTGGGGATCTGTAACAGGCATAACCCACGATACGTTCCTCCTGCCCGTAAGATCAAGATCCGTCCTGTCAAGTCTTCTTCTCAAACACCTCATGTGAAGGCGCCATCGGGGAAGAAACCGAGCAGGAGATCGGCATGACGCTGAGCGAGTATCAAGAGATACATCCCAAGGCATCAGGTGTGCCTTGGGATCTCTACGAACGACGATCTCGCCGCGAGTGGATCGAACAAGAGTGTCGTGAATTTTCCATCCACGAATTCAGGACTGTCCATGAGATCAACGATGCGATTCACGAACTCGCAGCGATGATCCAAGAGTTGCTCAGCATATGATGCTGACTCAAGGCTCGGTGGTGCAGCTCTCTGTGACCGGACGAGTCGTGTATGTAGAGCGTGTCACGAAGTATGCCGCATACGTGCTCAGTCTTCCAGATCAGGGCGACACCAAGGACTCTCGATTTCTCGGACCAACATCCGCGATCGTCACATCGCCGTTCGTGGATTTCTACACGATAGACGAAGAGAGTCTGTCGGAGAAGAACAAGACTTTCCTCTCGGAATTAAGGGAGACGGAGTCTGTGCCCTATGTCGTGCAAGCGCCACAGGGCAAGACCATGACGATGCTTTCGGGACGAAATCCGTGGAAGGTCGGCGACGTTGTGATGCTGACCAAACACGAAGCAATCGTTCTTGGCAGTGCGGTGAGGAGGCAAGATGAAGTGGATTTGGGCGATGTGGATCGTGTGGCTTCTGGTCATCGCGTGGGAGATCGGAAGAAGATACCCGATCTCGAACCCCTTCACTTGGAACCGCTCACAGAAGAAGGACTCGGAGGACAAGCCCTCGCATTCTACAAAGAAATCGTGAAACTTGGGACACCGACGATAGATCAGGTTCCCAACCACCCGATGAAGACGATCTTCATCGACATAATGTTGAAGAAAAAGAACATTCGGTGGATCGATGTGCCCAAATTGCAGGAGTGAAGAAGGCAAGATTTCTATCCTTGGACCGACACGATGCACGATGTGCGATGGAACAGAAATTGGAACACCACCCATCGCTGATCTGCTCGTGGCGCTAGAAGACGGATTCGATTCGGCTGTGATCGTTGCGATGTTCCTTCTCCCTGGGTGTTCAAAGGATGAAGGACGTCGCATCGTCTACAAAATGGTGGAGTTAGTCGATCCAGAACCGAAGACTCAGATTTACAAAGGATACGCACTTCGGGTCGGATACTACAAGGACTGGTGGATAGACGATCCGAATGGCAAGCACGTCAGCTGGGCGAAGACGCTTGACCAAGCCAAGGTCATCGTGGACGGACTCTTCAGATTGGAAAAGGATCAGTCATGAACATCACACTGGGACGAATTGTGCACTATGTGTTGTCGGCGGCTGATGCTGCCCAAATCAACCGACGGCGAACGACGAGCAGAGAGATCGCCGATCGGATGAAGCAAGGAATGTTGACGAGTGGACCACCGATGCGTTCGGTCTGGCCGGAAGGCGCGCAAGCGCATATCGGCAATTCGGTCGCCGAGCATGACGTTTTCGCGATGATGGCTGTGCGAATCTGGCCGGACGGATGCGCCAACGGACAGGTGTTCCTCGATGGCACAGATGTCTTTTGGGCGCTGAGTGTGCTTGAAGGCACTGGACCTGGGACGTGGCACTGGCCGGAACGGTCGTAACATCCGATGAGCGAGAAACCACAATGCGAGACGCTCGGCAACGGCTGTAATGCTTGGGAGGCGCGACCATGAGAAAAGTTCTCATCGCTGTCTTGTGCGTGTTGTTCTGTTCGAGCGTTTTCACGCAGACCAAAGCACCACGATACCCGTGCCAGGGAGCTGGACAGCACCGATCAGAGAAAGCTATCGCGGATTTCATGAAAGCGAATCCATGTCCCGGTGGGTGGGACAAGGGATCCACAAAGCGATGTCGTGGGTACGAAGTCGATCACGTCTGTCCTCTTGCGTGCTGTGGATTGGATTGGCCTCTGAACATGCAGTGGCTCACGAAGGAAGAAAATCGCAAGAAGGGCGCGGATTGCTCTCAGTGTGGCCTGAAACCACCAAAGAAGTGAATCATGCCAGCAATCGCAACAGTCAAGAAACGCAATCGTGCTCCGAAAACAATGCTCAAGCATTCGTCCATTGTCTGGGTTGTCGTTCGGCACACTGCCACAGGAGATAAGCGAGTTTCTGTGGTTGATAACCGAGAACATGCGATGGAGATGGCCGAAGCTGTTGCAGATGAAGCGGCAAGAAATTACGGGAGAGGATCTGCGTCGGTTTTCAAGGGATGCCTGACGATGAGCACGAAACCGGAAATGCCGAAGTAGCACGATGCCAAGTCTCTTTGACCTGCTCGCCGAAACGGATCATGCGTGGAGACCAACAGAGCCTCCGTGTCTGGACCGATGGGATACGATCCACATCGATACAGAGACGACAGGACTGAAGTGGTGGGCTGGTGATCGACCAATCGGGACGTCCATCTACGTGAAAGGTGGTCCGTGCGGATACTATCCGTGGGGTCATGTTGGTGGTGGCAATCTTGATGAAGCCACCATGAAGAGATGGGCTCAGAGAGAGCTTCGTGGCAAGCGTCTTGTCGGTGCGAATATCAGATTCGACAACCATCAATTTCGCGAGTGGGGTATCGATCTAGAAGCGCAAGGATGTGTCCTCGAAGACGTGCAGCATTTCGCGGCTCTGTTGGATGACCATCGTCGAGAATTCAATCTGAACTCATTGGGAAAAGACTACCTCGGTCGTGGCAAGTTAGGCGAGGATCTCGACAAGACTCGGATGAAATTCTACCACGCCGGCCAAGTGGCACGCTATGCAGAAGAAGATGCTCGGCTGGTGGGTGAGCTCTACGATGTGTTGACTCCTCGGATGGCAGCGGAAGATCTCGATCGTGTTCGCACATTAGAAAGCGACCTCATCTTTCCGATATGCGAAATGGAAAAGAACGCGGCTCCGCTCGATGTGGAGTTGCTGAACCGATGGTGCGAAGAGAGCAAACGAGTGTGGCTCGATTGCATCTGGACGATCGCACGAGAAGTGGGATTCGTGATGAATCCCGATAGTCCAACAAGTTGGAAACGACTATTTCGGCACTACAACATTCCTATCACGCACTTCACCGAAGCAGGAACACCATCGTTCACTGATTTGGTGCTCAAGAACATCGATAACCCGATGGTGCAGCTCGCGAGGAGGGCAGGAAAGTATGCGTCGCTCAGGAGCAAGTTCTTGGTGGCCTATGCTGATGCTATTGGGCCTGACGGCCTGTTGCGGTATTCTCTACATCAGCTACGCACAGACGAAGGAGGAACAGTCTCAGGACGATTTTCTTGCTCGGACAAGAATATTCAGCAGGTGATGACTCCTTCGAAACAAGAACTAGCATTCGGGAACTCGGATTTCATCGTCCGAAAGCTCTACATCGCTAGACACGGTCTGTTCTTCTGCTCCGATGCGATGCAGATCGAGTATCGGCTGTTCGCGAACTATGCAGGCAATCCTGCTGTGCTCGAAGCGTATCGGCAGAATCCGATGCAGAGCTATCATAATTTCGTGTGGGAGATGGTGAAGAAGTATCTCCCGGATTTGCCCTATCGTCGTGCGAAGGATTGTAATTTCGCGAGGCTCTACGGAGCCGGTGATGCCAAGCTCGCGCAGATGCTGGAAGTGACTCTTGGCGAAGCAGAAGTGATCCTTCGCATCTACGAGCGGATGTTCCCTGAAGTCGGAAAACTGCTGAAGAAGGCATCGAACCTCGCGAAGAATCGTGGGTTCGTGCGGACGTTGTTGGGACGGAGAGCGCGGTTCCCTGATGGTGATCGGTCGCACAAGGCACTCAACTCTGTGATCCAAGGTGGAGCAGCCGACATCATGAAGATCAAGATCGTCGAACTCCACAAGCGTCGTGCTGAAACTGGACTCACAATGCGGATGACTGTTCACGACGAAATCGATGGGGATGTTCCGGACCAAGAATCCGCCAAGAAGGTCGAGAAGATCCTCAACGAACAAGCATTTCCCTTGAAGGTGCCGATCCTGTGGGAGTGCTCGACAGGATCAAATTGGGCAGAGGCAAAATCATGACGAAGATGAAGGAAGTCGATGCTGAAGCCTTCGCAAAAGCCACGCACATGCCGTCACTCATTGGCAGCATGAAGCGTCTCGGGATGAAGATGGTGACTGGGAAGCCATCAAAGTCGTACTCGGCAATGGAGAAGTCCGGAAGTCGCGCGGCTCTTCGGAGACTGCGCCAAATGGAGCATGCGAATGATAAGCGAGATCATCGCTGACATCGTCGCTCGATACATCATCACTGTGTTGTGCATCGCAATTGTGGGAGCATGCATCACGATCATCTTCCGCATTTGGTGGAAATCATGACTGGACACTACATTCAGCTGTGTTCTGTGTGCAAGGCAGTGATTTCGCAGTGTCGCTGTGCAGATCCTGCAAAGACAGTGACATACGCTGTGTGCGACAAGTGCAAAGCGGAGCAGAAGCGATAATGCCAGGCCAGAAGAAATGTCCGACGTGCGGAACGAAACTCCCAGACTATCCTGCATTTGGGTGGAAATGCAAATGTGGGAGATGCTACGCTCATTGGGCTGGAATGGGAGGAATGTGGGGGATCATTTCCGAAGAGCCACCAGCGAAGAAAGAGAAGCATGACTCTCGCTGAGATTATGCCATGAACGAAGCAGATCTCAAGTCGAAGCTCGTCAAGTTCCTACGGAAGAAGATCCCGAGTTCCGTAGTCTTTCGGCACGAAGACAAGCTGACTGGTGGTGTTCCAGATATTTCGGTGACCTATGCGAACACGACGACATGGATTGAAGCAAAGTTCATCCGTGGTCGTATCACATTCTCAGACACTGGTCTTCAACGAATCTCGATGCAGCGTCTGGACTATGCTGGCAAGCGAGCGTTCTACGTGATTTGGCGAGAAGACGATTTTGGCGAGATGGAAACGATCGTGGTGTATGCTCGTGATCTTACTGTGTTTCTCGCCACAGGATCTATGGCATACATCGAAGAAGGCATTTCACATGAGCTAGTTCTGAGGAGAATAAGAGATGGTTGTCGCCAATCGTAATGTCATGACCTCATTCCATCTCACGATGGAAGTCAAGGACGCACTTCGAGAGGAGGCAGCGAAGAATCGAGTCAGCATGTCGGTTCAACTCTTTCTCATCACGAAGCACTATCTCCACCACTTGGGATACGATGTTGAACCGAAGATCAGGTCGAAAGAGAACGAGCCAGAACTTCCGTTCACAATCAACCAGGAAGCGGAACAGCACCGAATTCGTGTGGACAATCCGGATTTCGCGGTCATGCCAAAGGCACCAGAGGAATGATCACCACATTCACGAACAGGTTTGTCAATCCTATGGCGATGGAGCCAAAGGACATCGACATCAAGGACATCGCGCACGCGTTGGCGCTGTGCAACCGATTTGCTGGCCACACGAAATTTCCAATCTCAGTAGCACAGCATTCCGTCTTCGTGTGCAGCTTGGTCTTTCGTGAGCATGCTCTCCAAGGATTGCTCCACGATGCGAGTGAAGCATATCTTGGAGACATCACGAAGTGGCTCAAGAAAGATCCAGCATTCTCGCTGTATCGCGAGGCAGAAGATCGACTTCAGCGCCAGATCTACGAGAAGTTTGGCTGCAATCCAGTCATGTCGAAGGATGTTGAAGCAGCCGATCAGCTCATGGTGCGATACGAAGCGTCTAAAGGATTCGACATCTATCCGATTCGTCATCTTGACTACGCCAAACCAACCGAACGTGAAGAAGAAATTGTTGGAGGGTGGGAACCATGGGGTTGGCAAGAAGCCGAACGAGCCTTCCTCAATCATTTCTCCCTGCTCAGATAGGTGTAGATGGATTTCGCTTTACAGCAGACCGAATTTAGGGTATAATACAAGCTGCGAATGGCCGGAGGGCCTCATGCCACCAATCGTGTGTCGTGATTGTAGACGCGTAATGCGGATGGAACGTGCGGGTATCTATGCGCACTTCCTTCGAGATGACGGAACACCCTATCAAGTCTTCGCTGCAGACCTCTGGAAGTGTCCTGCGTGCAACATCGAGGTCTTGCACGGATTTGGCCAACAGCCGGTGTTGAACCACTTCGATCCTGATTTCACAGGGATGCTCACGAAGATCAGGAACTCAACCGACATGCACGGTCGTCCCAACATCGTTCTCGAGGTATTCTGATGACAACTGAGCAGCACTGGCAGCATTTCGAGGAGTTCTGCATCTTCGAGAAGATGACGGGTGGGCCAGATCCGCACATGAAGGCCGTGCTGAAGATGTGCGAGGGCTTGCCTCCAGAGGAGAAACTCTGGAGAACAGCTCTCTACGTCGGCTTCTACAACGTTCCGTCTGCAGAAGCGATGTGGCGCAGCATTTCAGGCGAGTCGTATCTCGCAGCTCCGCTTCTCGGTCCGCTATCGTGGCTGGACAAGCACTGGAAGGGTCTTCGAACTCGCAAGGAACGACGAACGGTCAAGAGCCCTGAGCGGATGGACCAGTATCTCGTGGGATATGCAGAGACGTTCCGAGCACAGAAGTATCTCGCGAACTCGGAGTTCGACGAGGTGTGGTCATTCGCAAAGGGACTTCCGCACGTCGGCCGATACGCAGCAACGAAGCTTGTCGAGATGTGGTATCAGCTCGGATTCACGAAGGTCCCTCATGCGGACATCCGTGCTGCCGGCGGATGGAGCCCACGTTCGGCAATTGCGGTGCTGTTCCCGGATGCGAAGCATGATCCGTACGACAAGTCGAAGACTGCCATCGCCGATGCTGAGAGCATGGCGAAGACTGCTCATGCTCAGCTAACATCGCACGGCACTCACATTTCAGTCTTCGAACTCGAAGTCATGCTGTGCGAATACAAGGCATCGTATTCTTCACATCGCCAACATCCTGGCAAGTCTCTCGACTCAGAGCTCACCTACGAGTCTGCCATCAAGGACTACTGGAAATTCGGAGAGACCGATCACATGCGCGTGCGGCCACTGATTTCGCCTGCATGGTCTCTCGGTGAGATTCAGGGGTGGGATGGAGTGCGCAAGGAACTGGGATTCGTACTCGCGGATTTCGGTTACACGTGGTCCGACTATCTCTACGACTACAAGAAGACGACCGATCTCAGAAACCCTGTCAGGAGAGAACATGGAACCGAAGTTCATTGAGCTGCATCCTCGGCTGTTCATGCGTGGCCACACGAAGGGTCTCTATTTCGGCGACGTGCTCAGGATGTGCCAAGAGCGGAAGATCCGCATGATCATCAATGTCGCGATCATCCCGGACGAAGCACTCGAAAACATGGCGCACAACATTGGTTTCAAATATCGGCATATCCCGATGTCCGATAGCAAAGAGAATCCAATCAAGACCGACATCGTTGAAAATCTTGCCTTGGAAGTCGCTACATGCATGCATCAGTATGGTGTGCTGATCCACTGCGACAGCGGATACAATCGCAGTGCTCTGGTGGCGCTCCGTGCTCTGACCATGCACACTGGTCGAGAACCGCACGTCCTGATTGAAGAAGCTCGGTTGCTCAGACCGAAGATCCTGAAGAATTCGAGATTCGAACGATACGTCCTGTCACAGGGAGCGCAGTGGTGAAACAGCAACGAGCTGACCAAGGTGGTCGTCCGTGGGTCATCCAGCCGGAACTGACAGAGGGATGCTCCATGCGTCATGGCAGCGGACCGGGAGGACTCTGTCACTTCTGCGGACTCACTGCCATCCGCAATGGTCCTGGTGGATACAAGCACATGTCGCTCGAACTCGCGACGAAGATCGCGAACGACATGAAGGAGTTCTGCCCGAAGGCCAGAATCGAATTCGCGATGCGCGGAGAGCCGCTCATGAATCCGAAGCATCTCGATATCTTCATGGCATTTCGGGACCGACTCCCTGATGCGAGCATGATGGTCACGACGAACGGAGACACGCTGCGAACTCCGCCAGGAAGACCGTTCACACGGATGCAGCAACAGATGGACCTGATGTTCAAAGCAGGACTGAATTTCGTGCTGCTCGACACCTACTATCCGGCCGAACGCAGACAGCAACTCATCGACGAAGCTCGGTCCTTGCAGAACATTCAAGTGCTGGACTATTTCGTCGACCTCATGCCGAACAGCATCAGTCCCTACAGCAATCACCACAAGTGGCACCAAACAGTGGTGTTGATGGATGACCTGTCAGTGCGCGACGGCACGCACGGGAGCCGGATGGTCAAGACGCACGCTGGCGCAAACGAGACCAAGTCCATTTCCGGACCTCTCAAGCGAAATTGCGCACGGCCATTTCGTGAGATGACTGTCGCGTGGGACGGATCTGTGACCCTCTGTTGCGATGACTGGCGAAAACAGATGATCATCGCAAACGTGAACCAGTTCTCGCTCAGGGATATCTGGGTTCATCCGCTGTTCGAGGCCGCTCGCGCGCGACTCATGCAAAAGGATCGCGCATGGGGCATATGCGCGGAATGCGATGCACCAGCAGCACCGCGTTCTGGACTTCTCCCGGTCTACGATCCGCCGACTGAAGAGCAGATCAAGATGACCGATGCCAACTACACCACCTTCGTTCCACTTTGGAGGAAATGACAATGGGACTTCCAGAACGACGAGATCGGATCAGCAATACCACCATCAAAATCATGGAGTTGGAGCATCCGAGATCTGTAGAAGAATACAAGCAGTGTGCTTTCAAGGCACGCGCTGTCGTCGACTACATCGATGAAATCGCACCGGACAACACTGCTGGAGCAGTTCAAATACACACATTGTTGTTCATCAGAAACCATGATGGATGCACCAATGAAGATCTTCATTCGAACAGTATCGGATGGATCTTTGATGACAAGAAAGTCGGAGAACGAAAGATCAGCGAAGCTCTTGCTGTTCTTCGCAACAACGGAAAGATCAAGACAATCACTGTCGGAAACATCCAGCGTCATCATTTGGTGAACGATGAATCTCACTGACACTGTCTTCGTGATTCCGTCGCGGAGAAAGCCTCCGCTGCGGACTCTGGAATTTCACCGAACTGAGCTGCCAACGATCATCATCGCTGATCCTCGTGTCTACGAAGATCAGAAAGCGTGGGCTGCGCAGTTCCCGAACGTCTCGGTTGAACTCGGCAAGACTGGCATGATACCGCAGAGTGCGGAGTGCTACCGAGTCGCATTTCGGCACGGATACAAGTTCTACTTCAGGACCGATGATGACCTGACGGAGAACTTCTTCGTCGGCCGAGAGAAGGGGCAGTTCTTCAGTGTGCTGGAAGCAGCGATCGCTGCTCGCGAGTGCGCGGAAGTGCTCAACGTCACGCTCGCTGGATTCTGCAACACGAGCATCAGGATTTGGCTCGGTAGCGGATTCAAGAGAAGCTATGGACTCATCCACGGAGGAGCTCATCTCTGCTGTGCTGCAGAGGATCCGTCCTGGTTCATCGACGAGCGCCTTCGCGCATACGAGGATGTCTATCGGTCGGCGGCACATCGCAAGCACGATGGGGCTGTCGGTCGTGTCAACTACATTGGTCTCGACAAGCGGAAGTCGCTTCGTGATTCGTCGATGAGCAAGACTCCCGATATTCAGGAAGAAGCGAAGGCCATCATCCTCGGACGGTTTTCGGACACGGTCACGTGCAAAGGCACTCGCACGATGGATGACGGAATGCAGACGATCCCGAATTGGCGGCTCGTTGCTGGGCCAGATTGGAAACGATGAAATTCTACGAATCGCCTGGCGGTGGGATGGTATCGGAAGATCCGAAGCTGTGGGAGCACCGTCGTCAGATCCATCACATCCAGATTCAAGCAGCGTTGCTTGCTGTGTTCACTCATTTCGGCAAGCCTCTGTCATTCCTGGATGTTGGATGCGGTCTCGGCTACACTGTGCGGATGGCTGCGCTGCTCGGCATTCCGAGCGTCGGCGTGGACATCATGCTGAATGATACGGTCACATTTCAGAATGGCATGCTGATGCATGCCGATCTTCAGAAGCCACTGGAAATCTTGGGAGCGAAGTTCGACTACGTGTGGTGCACTGAAGTCGCAGAGCATCTTCCTGAAGAAGCAGCAGAAGGTCTTGTCGCATCGTTGTGCTTCAATGCGATGAGCCGGATCATCTTCACTGCAGCACCTCCGGGACAGAAGGGTGCTGGTCACGTCAACCTCAAGTCGCAAGTGTGGTGGTGTGGGAAGTTCGAGAAACGCGGATGGGACTTCAACGCAGAGGACACGATTTCCATTCGTCAGTTGTGGGATTCAGTGTGCGGAAGAGCTCGGTGGTATCCGAACAACGTCCAGATTTTCACGAAGAGGTAGCATGAGCACTTGCATCAATCTCCGTGGCACGAGTGGGTCCGGGAAGAGCTGGATCGTTCGGGACATCATGTCTCGATACGATGAGAAGTTCCCTGTGCATCGCGAAGATCGGAACCGACCAATCGGCTACGAGCTCTATCGCAAAGAAGGGAATCCGTTGTTTGTCCCGGGCCACTACGAATCGCCGTGTGGTGGCTGCGACACGCTCAACGGATTGGACTACATCTTCTCGCTCATCAATGATCACACCGCTCTTGATTTCGATGTGATCTTTGAAGGGCTGATTGTTGCCAGCGATGTTGTCCGTGCAACAGCACTCAAGGAGAAGAACCGGCTCATCGTCATCATGCTGAACACTGATCTCGAGACGTGTTTGGCCGGCGTCCAGTCGCGCCGTGATGCAAGAGGAGATGTCCGTCCTCTCAATCCTGCGAACACCCGTGGCAAGCTCAAGGGACTGCTTCCACAGATCGCTCGGTTCAAGAGCCTCGGTGTGGACTTCCATCACATCAACCGTCAGGAAGCGCTGAACATGTGTGTTGAGGCATTTCAGCTGGGAGATCCATGCAAAACGTAGGACTCTTCTTCGACACGGCTCGTGAACGATATCGGATCTTGCTCCGAAGGCGCGACGGAGCGAAGAAACCATGGTCCGACGATCCGATATTCCAGGAGTGGCGGTTCTGCAACGTCTTTCGTGAAGACGATGCGAGCACGACGTGGTTGCGTGATAACGTGCGTGGCCCGATGTCGGCTCAGCATCGCAGCCAAACCGACATCACACTGGCGATCGCGATCTACCGGTGGTTCAACAAGCCCAGTGTCGGCGAGATCGTGAAGGACTTGTTGCTGACCGGATGGGATAACACTATCGCAGCAGAGCGTCTCTACAATGTTCGTCCCATCGTCACTGGTGCGTACATGATCCGCACTCCAGAAGGTCTCAACAAACTCGATGGGGTTCTCTCGTACGCAGAGTACGCGCAGGAGAATGTTCCTGATTTCAATCAGTGGACGACTCTTCGCGGAGCATGGACCGATCTCAAGACGCTCGATGGTCTGGGTCCGTTCCTCGCAGCAGAAGTCGTGCAAGATCTTCGGTGGA